TGACGCGGAAGCGTGGCGGCCCGGAGGGACACGCAGCCGCAGAAACTCCCGATCACGGAAGATCCTTCTCGTCGCCTGACTATTTCAGCAACCTGTTAGAGTGACAATCGGGGCGGAAACGCAGACGGTCCTCACGGCTGTGATCCAGGTCGATAAAGCTGCGACGGTGGCGGCATGACCGCAATCAACTCAATCGCCGAAATCAGAAAGCGGCTCCGGGTGCGTGAGCATCCGCTCGACATTCTCACTCCGGCGCAGATTGCCGTGCAGCTTATCGATGCCGGTTATAGCCCGCACACGGCCGCAAACGCAGCGGAAATCGCCTGGTCCGTAGCGGCCACGTTACGCACTGGCCGATCAGTGCCGCCGATGTGGGGCACATGATGCCTCGATTTTTGGGAGACCTAAATGCCTGACAATGCTCACAACGTGGCCGCCGATGAGCTGCGTCAGTTCATCGAACAATACGAGCATCTCGAAGCCGAGAAAAAGGACATCAGTGAGCAGCAGAAAGACGTGATGAGCGAGGCCAAGGCCCGCGGCTATGACACCTCAGTGATGAAGAAGGTCATCGCCCTGCGCAAACGTGACAAGAATGACCTCGCCGAAGAAGACGCGCTCCTCGACGTCTACAAAGCCGCGCTGGGAATGGCCTGACACCAAGGCCGACGCGGGTGATCGCATCGGCCAGCGGGCAAACTTACAGGACCCATCACCAGTCTTCATCCGCACCGCGCGAAAAAGGATAACACGAGGCGCGCGGCCATCAAATACAGGGAACTTTCACGATGACCGCCCCGATCAGCCAGGCCGAATGGGAACGCCAGCGCCGTGACGCCACCCAGGCAATGCCGCAGGTGATCGATGCCGTCGGTCTGCCGAAGGTGTTGCTGCCTTATCAGGCGAAGGCGGTGGGGCTGCTCGACTCGGCCGCGCGCAACGTCCTCTTCGTCGAGAAATCCCGCCGGGTGGGCCTCACCTGGGGGCTCGCGGCCTATGCCGTCTTGCGCGCCGGGCGCGAGCGGGCGGCCAAGGGCATGGACGTGATGTACATCTCCTACAGTCAGGAGATGACGCGCGAATTCATCGACGCCTGCGCGATGTGGGCCAAGGCCTTCTCGATCGCCGCGATGGATTCCGACGAGCTCCTTTTCGAGGACGCGAACCCGGCCGATCCGACCGACACCAAGCACATCCAGGCGTTCCGGATCCGTTTCGCCTCGGGCTTCGAGATCCTCGCGCTCAGCTCGGCCCCGCGCGGACTGCGCGGCAAGCAGGGCGCGGTGATCATCGACGAGGCGGCCTTCGTCGACAGCCTGCCCGAGCTGCTGAAGTCTGCGCTCGCCTTCCTGATGTGGGGCGGTCAGGTTGTCGTCTGTTCGACCCACAACGGCACCGACAACCCGTTCAACCAGACCATCCAGGACATTCTGGCCGGGCGAAAGAGCTATCAGCATCTGCGGATCGATTTCGACACCGCGCTGCGCGACGGTCTCTTTCAGCGCATCTGCCTGGTGACGGGCGAGACCTGGACACCCGAGGCCGAGGCGGAGTGGCGGCAGAAGATCATCAGCGATTACGGCGACGGTGCCGACGAGGAACTTTTCTGCATCCCGACGCAGGGCACAGGGGCATGGCTGCCCGCGCCGCTGATCGAGGCGCGCATGACGGCCGAGGCGCCGGTGCTGCGCCTCGAACTGCCCGCAAACTACATGCAGATGAACCACCTGGAGCAGGCAATCCTGCTGGCCCCGTTCATGAAGCAGCTGGCCGATGCGGTGGGGACGCTTGATCCGCGCCCGCATTATGCCCTCGGCTTCGACTTCGGCCGCGTTGCCGACCTTTCGACCCTGTCTTTGCTGGCCATTGAACAGCGCTTGAAACGGCGTGAAGCGCTCTCGATCGAGATGCGCAACGTTCCTGGCAAGGAACAGAAGCTGATCGTTGGCGCGGTGCTGGAGCATGTGAAGGGGCGGCTGGTCGGCGCTGCCTTCGACGCCACCGGCATGGGATGGACCGTGGCCGAGGACATGGGCCGGAAATATGGCCTCAAGGAAGCCGAGGACAGCCCCGGCCTCGTCTGGGCGATCAAGTTCACCGAGGAATGGTATCGGCTGCAGATGCCGCCGCTGAAGGGCGCCTTCGAGGATGATCAGATCGCGCTGATCCCCGACGCCGAGCACTTGGCCGACCTGCGCATGGTCAAGCTGATCCGGGGCATCCCCCGGGTGCCTCCGGTGCGCGAGGGCGAGACCGGCAAGAAGCGGCACGGTGACTATGCCATCGCGCTGGCGCTGGCGCATTTCGCGTCGCGGATGCGCTGGGTCGAATATGGCTATCGGCCGGTGGCGCACCGCCACGAAATCCAGCCCGGGCAGATGCAGATGACCGCGGCCGAGGCCGACTGGGAAGATCTGTCGACCGAGGGGCGCGGCTGGTGGGACGGCCCGCTCGGGGTCCGATTCCGGGGGAACGTGTGATGCCCCGAAAGAACGCCCGGCCCGCCGCGAAGAAACGGGCCATGAAAATTGCCGCCAAGGTCGCTTTGAAGGCCGCTTTCAAACGGCGTGTGGCACCGATCCTCGCCCAGCCCCGGGCCAATGACCACCTGATCCTCGCCGCGGCGGCGGCAAGCCTGCATCCGACCCGATAGGAGCCCACCATGGCCGCAAAGCTGATCCTGACCGACCGCTGGGGCAACCCGGTCGAGCGCCAGACCCTGACGAAGGAGGTCGCTGCGCCCACGATCAGCGGCGTGCGCTCGCCGCTCTCGGGCTATCCGGGCGACGGGCTCAACCCGGTGCGTCTCGCCAATATCCTGCGCGCCGCCGATCAGGGCGACCCGGTCGAGTATCTCGAACTTGCCGAGACGATCGAGGAGCGCGACCCACATTTTCTGGGAGTGATCGGCACCCGCAAACGGGCAATCAGCCAGCTCGACATCACGGTCGAGCCCGCCTCGGACGCGGCACTGGATGTTAAGATCGCCGACATGGTGCGCGACTGGCTCAAGCGCGAGGAACTGCAGCAGGAGGTGTTTCACATCCTCGACTGCATCTCGAAGGGCTATTCGGCGACGGAAATCGTCTGGGACACCTCCGAGAGCCAATACATGCCGGGCAAGCTGATCTGGCGCGACCCGCGGCATTTCCGCTTCGAGCGCCAGGATCTGAGCACCCCGCGCCTGCTGGAGGAGGGCGGTCAGGAAGTGCCGTTGCCCGCGTTCCGCTTCATCTTCGCCGACATCCCGGCGAAGTCGGGCTTGCCGCTGCGCTCGGGCCTCTCCCGGGTGGCGGCCTGGGGCTGGATGTTCAAGGCCTTCACGGCGCGGGACTGGGCGATCTTCACCCAGACCTATGGCCAGCCGCTGCGGGTCGGCAAATGGGCGCCCGGCGCTTCTGAGGAGGACAAGGCGACCCTGTTCCGCGCCGTGGCGAATATCGCGGGCGATTGCGCCGCGATCATCCCCGACACGATGTCGATCGACTTCGTCGAGACGAAATCTGTGGGCGCCTCGATCGACCTTTACGAAAAGCGCATCGCCCACCTTGACCAGCAGATCTCGAAGGCCGTGCTCGGCCAGACCGCCACCACTGATGCCATCGCCGGCGGCCATGCCGTTGGGCAAGAACATCGCCTCGTGCAGGAGGACATCGAGACCGCCGACGCGATGGCGCTGGCGGCGATCCTGAACCGCGATTTGATCCGGCCGTGGATCCAGCTCGAACACGGACCACAGAAACGCTATCCTCGCCTCAAGATCGCCCGCCCGAAGGCCGAGGATCTGAAGCTGATCGCCGACTCGCTCGATGTGCTCGTGCGCAACGGCGTCGAGATCGAGGAGGCCGAGGCCAGGGCGCGGTTCGGATGGGCGCAGCCGAAGCCCGGTGCGCGCCTCCTCCGGCCGGTTTCCAGCGGCAACCAGCCGGCAACTACCGACCCGACCGACCCCTCCGGGCGCAAAGGGGGCATTGAAGCATCCTCCGCAAAAATTAAAGGGGGTGCGGGGCGGTCTGGGGGTGACGTGGCCCTGCAGCAAGAAGGGGTCTCCACGGCGATTTTTTCGGGGGGTTACCAGATCGGAGCTCTGGCCGAGCGTCTGGGGGCCGAGGCACAACCGGTTGTCGTCGCGATGATCGAGCAGATCGAGGCCATGCTTGGCGCGGCAGGATCGCTCGAAGAGTTCCGGGCGATGCTCGAAGAAGGCTTCGGCCAGGCGGAGACGCAGCGCCTGGCAAACCGTCTCGCGGCCGCCATGCTCTCGGCCGAGTTCGCCGGGCGCGAGGACGCGCTCGATGGCTGAGGATCCGCTTGCGCTCCTGTTGCGCCGCCCCTTCGACGAACAGGTGGCAGCGTTTCGGTTGCGCCTGCGCAATCTCGTGCCCACCGCGCGGTGGGACGACATCTCGGGCCCCGCGCATGACCGGGCCGGCATGGTGGCGGGAGCAATCAAGCAGGATCTGATTGCCGACATCCTGGGCGCCGTCGATCGCTCGCTGACCGAGGGCACCGGGCTGGAGGTGTTCCGGCGCGATTTCCGGGCGATCGTCGAAAAGTACGGCTGGCACGGCTGGACCGGCGAAGGCACCGCCAAGGGCGAGGCCTGGCGCACCAAGGTGATCTGGAAAACAAACCTTTCTACCTCTTACGCCGCGGGCCGCTGGGCTCAGCTCAATGCCAAGGGCTTCAAGTTCCTCGTCTATCGGCACAGCCACGCCGAACACCCGCGCCTGCAGCATCTGGCCTGGGATGGGCTGATCCTGCCGATCGAGCACCCTTTCTGGCGGACACATTTTCCGCCAAATGGCTGGGGCTGCGGCTGTTCGGTGCGCGGCGCGATGTCCATGGCGATGGCGATCCGTCTGGGCGGCGATCCGGCCAAGAAGCTGCCCTCGGACTGGGCCATGCCGGATCCGCGCACCGGGGCGCCGAAGGGGATCGACCGCGGCTGGGATCACGCGCCCGGCACCACCGTCGCCAACACTATCACGGCGCTCGCCGAAAAGGCCGGCAAATGGCCGACCAGCCTGGCGACGAACTTCATGCAGGAGGTGCCGACTGCGACTCGAGATGCGATTGCGACGGGTTATCGTGATGCGCCGTCCACTGCCGATGCAACGCGGCGCTGGGTCGAACGTGTGATGGGCGAACGTGGCGGGGCGCCGATCTCGCCTGACGTCCTGGTCGAGCCGCAACGGACACTCGGGCTCGTCACCACGCACGACGCCGCAGCGATCGAACAGGCTCTGGCGAGGCCGCTGAAGCCCGCGCTCTATGACTATATAGTAGAGCATGGCGCCGCCCGGCACGCTCTCGCCGAGCACGGCGCCCCCGAGCTGGAACGGACCCGGGGTCAGCGCGCCTTGACGGCCTATGATTTCGGCCGCCTCGGCGCGCTCTTGAACGCGCCTGATACGCTGGAGCCAGCCGATCAGAAACCCGGGCGCGGGCCGCGGATCCTGCTGACGAAACGCTTCGGCGAAGAAACACTCGTCGCGGTCTTCGAGCTGCTGGCCGGGCGGCGCAGGCTCTCCCTCGTCACGATGTGGGTGAAGACTGGCGCGTCCCCGACCTTTACGCCCTGAGCGTACCCACGGCCGATCCGCAGCGGTCGATGTCCCGCGCCAGCCACAGGAGTATAGCAGTGATTTCCGTAGAAGTGAATGACAAGCAGATCTCCGCCACGCTGGACGGGATCGAGGGCAAGCTCGCGAACCAGGCCGATCTGATGGCGCAGATCGCCGAGCTGCTGCTCGACAGCACCGTCGAGCGGTTCCAGACCGGCACCGCGCCCGACGGCACGCCCTGGGCGCCGAAAAGCTCGACCACGATCGCCGCTTACGAGGCGCGCAAAGAGCCGGTCTCCCTAAAACCGCTGATCGGGCCGACGAAAAGCCTGAGCTCGATCACCAACTTCGCCACCGCCTCGGGCGACGACTGGGCCCGGATCAGCTCGCGCGCCATCCAGTCGGCCGTGATGCAGTTCGGCGCCCAGCAAGGTGCCTTCGGGGCTTTCATGGGCATCGACAAGCGCGGGCGGCGGCATTTCCACTCGATCCCATGGGGCGACATCCCAGCCAGGCCGTTCCTCGGGATTTCGGCCGAGGATGAGGAGAGCGTGATGGCGGCGATCAAGGAGTGGATTTTTCCAAGTTGAAGAACAACCGTCGGCTGGAAACTCGTTTCGACAAAACCGCTGACAGTTTGCTCGGCTTCGTCGACGTCGCATGCATCAGGCTCTAGCTCCGACAATTGTCAACATGACCTAGGCCGCCATTCAAGCGCTGCAAAGCATCAGACTCGTCGGCCGGGGCACGTTTGCGCTTTACACTTGTGGTTTTTTGGCGTTTACTCCACCTTGCTTGCGGTAGCGGCTCGGCGGGGTGCGAATGGAAGACTATGTGACTAAGCTCTTGGCTCGAGACCTGCCGGAAGAGATGTTTTCCGCATTCGCTAATCGGCTGCATCACGAGTATGATGCCGCGTACCGTCGGCTTGCGCCTGAGCGCGCGTCAGTGGATGCGGAAGCGCTTACCGAAATGGAACTCCTTGACGTGGCTGCCGCACGCAGGAGCCGCCGAGAGAATGGCAAGCGGGCAATGCTCCATACCTGTCGGCAGCTTGGGATTCCGCATGAGGTCCGTGCGCTCAAAAGCAATGGGCAGATTGTTGTTCTGGCTCAGGTTGGTGAACTGCTCTTGTTCCCTGAGCCGATGGATTACCTTGAAGAAAAGCCCGTCGCCGCTGCTTACAAGCAGGAGCTCGCTGCGTCGCATTTTGCGGAACGACAGCTGGAATTCGACTTCGGCGACCGGTACCGGCGGACGCAGATCGATTGCAGGAACACGATGCTTGTAGTGCTGCAGCATGGAATGAGAGGCGAACGGTTTGATGAGAAAAACCTGAAGCTTTCCATGTTGCGTGTTGCTGTGCCGGACTGGTCATTTAGTTCATGGACTTGGCGAGCAAATGCGATGAATGACGAGCTTTCTCTCCTCATGGATTGGAAGCCTGTACGGAGTAGCGGTCGGTTCACGCAAGAAGACAAGGTGCAACCGATGCTTAAGTCGAACCTCCTCCGTAAAATGGAAGATGGACAATGAAAGGCGTTGCTGGTTTCTCGGGTGAGCGTCTGACGCAGGCTCGGGAGGCGCGAGGGCATACCAAGAAGTCGCTTAGCGACTCCGTCGAGATATCGACCACCGCGCTGGCTGATCTTGAGAATGGTAAACACCTCCCGCGCGAAGACACGCTGGCGCGCTTCGTCGAGGTTCTCGCGTTCCCACGCGGCTTCTTCGTCAGGCCCGCTCCGAAATTATCGGTGGGGCCGGTGTTTTGGCGCAAGCAGGCTGCTGAAGCGCTCCGCTCTCAGTCAAGAACTGAGCAGCGTATCCGTTGGGCGGCGGAGGCTTTTTCTGTTCTTGAGGAAATGGTGTCCTTCGGCCCCCTGAATTTGCCGGATCGATCGTGGTTGCCGCACCACTGGTCTGCGATCAGCGACGAACAGATCGAGCGATTGGCCGAACAATGTCGTGACGAGTGGGGGCTGGGTATGCATCCGATCCCCGACATGACACTGGCACTAGAGAACATTGGCATTCCGGTGCTCTGCTTCGACATCGAGAGTACGAAGCAGTACGGCTACACGGACTGGATTCCTGAAATTGGCAGGCCAATTGTCGGGGTGAACTCGTTTGAGTGCAGCTGGGCACGGCAGCGGTTTAATCTCGCGCATGAGTTCGGGCACGTTCTCATGCACGTTAAAAGCGCGAGTCCTGCCGAGCTTAGAAGTCCTGCGATCTATAAGCAGATTGAGGATCAGGCACATCGTTTCGCTGGTGCTCTTCTTTTTCCGCGCGACGCCTTTGTTAAAGAGGTTGGATATGTGAACCTTGAGACCTTTTCTGCACTGAAGCAGGAGCGTGGGATCTCGATCATGGCGCAAATAACCCGAGCGAAGCAGTTGGGGTTGTGTACAGCAGACTGGGCGCAAGGGCTTTTCCAGCAAGCAAGCAAAAGAGGCTTTCGTCGTCCATTCGGCGAGCCGTTTGATAACGCACATGAACTGGAGCGCCCACGGATGCTCCGACGCGCTATTGATGCGATCGAGGATGGCAGCGAACTGCTGCTTTCACGGCTGGATGCTTCTCTGCAACTGCCTCGGACTGAAGCCGTTGCGCTCTTTGGTCGTTCGCTCTCGCCTTCGAAGGCCAATGTTTTTCAGCTCCGCCCTGGGAGATGAAGCTGACAAGAAAAACCGCGGTGGCCACCTTGGCTACTGCGGTTTGAGTGCAATATCCTGATGACCACTGACGTCAGTGATCTGGTACTATCCCCCACCTGAAGCACGATCACCGCAGAACTCAACCTGCCCTGCGGTATCGCCTGAACGAAGGCATGACCGGGACGCTTTCATCGCTCGGTTCGCCTTTGCCTCCAGCGATGGGCAGAAGGAATTCACGCTGCGAAATGTCGCGCGGGGCTTTGAACGCCGAGCGTGCGTTCCCTTTTCGACCATGAGCCGCAGCCGCTACCGTATCGAGCATCATGGGAACACGGATCGTGCTACCAGCGAACATCTCCGCAACAGTGATGATCTGCACGGTCGGTATGGGGCCGATAAGAGTATCAACTTTGCCGAACTCGCGGGCTGCGTCCCGCATGCCCTTGGTCGGCTCGTGCGCGGTCAGAAGCACTCCGATTGCTTTTTCATCTTTGGTCAACCGCCGTTGTGTTTGCACGGCACCCCCAAGATCGCGGACCATGCCCGGGTTCAGGCTCCTGCCACCCTTTACGGAAACGATACCGCGACTACGCTCGTCACTGCCGGTCATATAATAGAATGTGCCGTCGATTCCGCGATCACCCCGAAATTTGCCAGAGTGCATCGCGCCCAAGGCGCTGACCGCCCACTCCTCGAACTTGAACGGGTGATTCTCCGCCAGCCATAGCGCGGCATCGACACTTCTTGGTATCCCGAACACATCATAGCTGACGTGCGGGAAGTGGTGCTTCAGGCGGTCCTGAACGACATGCATGGACTGCACGGCCACATCGATGCCTATCCAATTTCGGTCGAGGTTCTGTGCCGCATGCAGCGTGGTGCCACAGCCGCAGAAGGGATCAAGAACCACGTCGCCCGGTTTGGAAGATGCTGTGATGATGCGTTCAAGCAAGGCGACTGGTTTTTGGGTAGGATAGCCAAGACGTTCGCGGGCTTGGGAACTGAGCGGTCCGATGTCGTCCCAGAGATTCTGGACGGCTTGGCCAGGACTTTCATCGGCGTACATCTTCAGTCGCAATGCACCATTCGGTTTAGCTGGATAATGCAGCCTCCCCTCAGCATCGTAGCGCCGCATTCTATCCTCATTGCACGACCAACCATTGCGATGTGGAAGATATGTGATGCCATTGTTGGCAGTATACGGGTATTTCAGATTTGGCCGGTCGCTGGGATTGCGCAAGGTTACAGATTGCCAACGGCGGTTGTCGGCATCGACATTCGGGTATTTTCTAAGAAGCTCCGCGCCCTCGACCTGGCGATAGGAAGTGTTCCATGTGTAATCGCTGCTTGCTACGTAAAAAAGGATCGTATCGGTTATACAGCCGAAAGTCCGGCTTGCATTGCCATGGGCATATGTTCGTTTCCAGGTAATTTCGCTTCGAAACCCTTCGACCCCGAATATCGCGTCCAAGACAATCTTGAGGTAATGGCTCGCCGTGGGATCACAGTGAAGATAAAGGCTGCCGGTGGGTTTCAGAACACGATGCAACTCGATCAGCCTAGCCGTCATCATCGACAGATAAGCCAGCATGTCGTTGGTCCCAAGGATCAACCGCAGCGATGTCAGAACATCCGCCGCCTTGCCGGGAATCGCGGTCACATCCTCAAAGGTTTCTTCGGCAGCATCGCCCCAGGACCATGTGTCGTCGAAAGTGGCGATCTGCGCGTCGGCCCAACGGGTCTTGTCCGGGCTCTTGAACAAGAGATTGTAACTGGCATTGGAGTTGAACGGCGGATCCAGATAGATCAGGTCTACACTGCTGTCGGGAATATACTCCCGCAAAATGTAAAGATTATCGCCGAAGTAAAATGCGTTGCTCATCGCGCGTCCTCCCTCCCCCAGGAGGCGAGAGAAAGCTTGCCATCAATTGAATTTCAATCAACCGGAACGGGACTTGCCGCCGAAAAAACTACGGTGGATGACCCAGAGTGATTCATCAATGCAACACTCTCTTGACCGCCCCGAGCGATCTCGCGCAGGATGATTTTGATGCCATAGGCTGCGTCTCCCCACACCGTTGTGGCTGAAATCCTGCTCTGTGACTTGCGATTGTCGCAGGCATGAGCACCTCGAACCCCCATATTTCCCTCATGCAGGCCCAGCCTCTGCCCCATCAGGGCGAGGTGCCGGACTGGATCCACCTGATCCCGGCCGGGGCCGAGATCATGACGCAGGACCGGCGCGGGCCCTATCGGCTTGATACGCAAAGCGTTGTGACATCGCTCGCCCAGGGCACGAAACTCCCGATCGACGAAAACCATGCGATCGACCTCGCCGGTCCGCGGGGCGAGCCTTCGCCCGCGCGGGGCTACATCACCGAGCTGCAGGCGCGGGCCGATGGCATCTGGGGCCGCGTCGACTGGACCGAGGCCGGTCGGGCGTTGATGGCCGACCGGGCTTATCTCGGGATCAGCCCGGCGGTCGTGCATGACGGCGCGAAACGGATCATCGGCATCGCGCGGGCCTCGCTCACCAACAAACCCAACCTGCGCGGGCTGACCGCGCTCCACCAGGAGACCCCCATGTCCCTTGCGGCTGTGGCCAAGGCGCTTGGCCTGTCCGACGACGCGGGCGAGGATCAGATCCTCGGCGCGATCGGCGAAATCAAGAAACCCAGTGCGACCGAGACCGCGCTGCAATCGAGCTTGGCCGAGATCGGCGTGGCGCTCGGCGTGACCTCGGCCAAGCCCGAGGACATTCTGGCCGCGGCGAAAGCGGGCAAGGCGCCCGATCAGACGGTCGTGGCGCTGCAGGCCGAGCTGGCTACCGTCACCACCGAGCTCAACACGCTGAAGACCGAGGGCGCGCGCGGCAAGGCGACGGCCTTCGTTGACGGGGCGATCAAGGATGGTCGGGTCGGTGTGAAGCCGCTGCGCGATCATTACATCGCCATGCACATGCAGGATCCGGCGCGGGTCGAGAAAGAGATCGGCGCGATGCCGGTGCTGAACGGTGGCGTCGTCGTGCCGTCCACGCCGCAGCCCGCCAATGGCGAGATTGCCCTGCAATCCGCCCAGATCGACGCCGCCAAGGCGCTCGGCCTCGATCCCAAGGCTTACGCCGCCACCCTGAAAACGGAGACCCTGTGATGGCCCTTGCCGCTGACCGCAACACGCCCGCTTATGCGGGCGACCTTCGCGAGGGGCCGGTGGCCGCCGCGCAGCTGATCTATGCCGGGGGCATGGTGATGGTGAACGCCGCCGGTTACCTGGTGAAGGGCCAGACCGCCACGGGCCTGATCGGCGTCGGCCGCGCCGAACATCGTGCCGACAACAGCGCTGGCGCCGCCGGCGCGATCACCCTGCGCTACAAGCCGGGCACCTATCGGTTCAAGAACTCGACCAGCACCGACCAGATCACCGCCGCCGACATCGGCAAGGCTTGTTACGCCGTCGACGACGAAACCGTCGCGCTGACCTCCGCCACCAACACGCGCTCCGCGGCTGGCACCGTCGATTCGGTCGATGCCAACGGCGTTTGGGTGCGCTTCGACGCCGCGCTGACCCGCGCCGTGCTCTCGTGACACCCTGAAAGGACTGACCATGCTCGTCAATGCAGCCACCCTCGACGCGCTGCGCGTCGGCTTCAAGACCTCGTTTCAGAACGGGCTCGGCCAAGCGCCGAGCCAATACGAACGCATCGCCACCATCGTACCCGCCTCGACCAAGGAGGTGAAATACGGCTGGCTCGGCAAGATCCCGAACGTGCGCGAATGGATCGGCGCCCGGGCCGTGCAGAACCTGTCGCAGTCCGACTATTCGATCAAGGAAAAGGCCTGGGAACTCACGCTCGGCGTCGATCGCGATGACATCGAGACCGACAACCTCGGCATCTACACGCCGCTCTTCACCGAATTCGGCCGCTCGACCGGCGCGAAGTGGGATCAACTGGTGTTCGCCCAGCTCAAGGCCGGGTTCACCACCAACTGCTACGACGGGCAGTTCTTCTTTGACACCGATCACCCGGTTCTGGATGCGGACGGCAACACCATCACGGTTTCGAACATGGGGGGCGGTGCCAGCACGCCCTGGTTCCTGCTCGACACCACGCGGGCGTTGAAGCCGATCATCCTGCAGCGCCGCCGGGACTTCGAATTCGTCTCGAAGACCAAGACCGACGATGACCACGTCTTCATGAACAAGGAATTCCTCTACGGCGCCGATGCCCGCGCGAACGTCGGCTTCGGCTTCTGGCAGATGGCCTACGGCTCGAAACAGACGCTCGACGCGACGAACTATGCCTCTGCCCGGGCAGCACTGATGGGCATGAAGGGCGATTACGACCGGCCGATGGGGATCACGCCCAACCTGCTCGTCGTTCCGCCCACGCTCGAAGGGGCGGCGAACAAGCTGATGAAGAACGAGCAGATCAACGGTTCGGACAACGAGTGGAAGGGCACGGCCGAGGTGCTCGTGGTGCCCTGGCTCGCATAACGGCCGGACTGCCTGAGGGCAGTCGGTTTCCCGAGGGGGCGGTGCGCCGCCCCCGACGATAAGCCGACAGGAGAGAGACATGGCGCGCAAGACCAATTCGACGGATAGCGAGAAGCCGCAAGAAGCGGCCGATCTCCCCTCGACCGAGGGGCTTGCCGGGGCGGCGGAAACCGTCGCCCCGGATCCCTCCGCCGCCCCCCAGGACACCCCGCAGCCGCCGAGCACCGAAGACAGCCTCGACACCGCCCGGGCGGAAGACAATGCCGAGGTGCAATCTGCACCGGGCGGGATCACTGTGACGATCACCGGCCCGAAACAGGGCCGCTGGCGCGCGGGGCGCCATTTCTCGGCCGAGCCCGTGGTGATCGAACTCGACGATCTCTCGGAAGATGAACTGGCCGCGCTGCGCGACGATCCGGCGCTCACGGTCGCGGTGGGCTGAGCCATGGGCTACACGACGCAGGCCGAGCTGATCACGCGCTACGGCGAAGAGATGCTGCGCGGCTTGACGGATATCGGCCTGCCGCCCTCCGGCGAGATCGATACCGAAGCGGTCGACCGGGCCATCGCCGACGCAGATGCCATGATCGATGGCTATCTGCGGGAGCGTTATGTGGTGCCGATGGCTTCTCCACCGCCGGAGATCTCCGCGATCTCGCGCGCCATTGCGATCTGGAACCTGCACACTTTCGAGCCGGGCAAGAAGATCGAGACCGACTATCAGGGGGCGCTGGCAGCGCTGAAGGACATCTCCAAAGGCCTGATAAAGCTCGACGCCGCCACCGTGGCACCTGTCGTCAATGCGGGCACGGGCGCGCGCATCACCGACCGCGAGCGCCCGCTCACCGAGGCGAACATGAAGGGCTTCATCTGATGATCGAGGCGATCATCCAGAAGCTTGCGGCCGAGGCGCCTGAGCTGGGGCCGGTGAAGGGCGCGGTTGATTTCAGCGCGCTGGTCGCGGGCGGGAAGATGCCGCAGACCACTTACAGCGCCTTTGTCCTGCCCGCCGGTCTGATCGGACGGAGCGCCGAGGCTGCGGCGGGTGCTTTCATTCAGACCTTCGACGAGGCGGCGAGCATCATTCTGGCGATCCGGTCATTCGAGGCGGCAGGCACCCGCGCGATCGATCCGCTGCGCACCTTGGTGATGAAGGTTTTCGAGACGCTCGGCGGCTGGACCCCGGGCGACGAGAGCGGCGCGCTCGTGCTGCGCTCGGGGCGGCTCGTGAGCATGCAGGCCGGTCTCGTCGTCTACCAGATCGATTTCACCCTGACCGACCAAATGAGGATCGCACGATGACGGACCCTGTCACCCCCGCGCTGCCAACCGAAGGTGGCAGCTATATCCGCCACCCCGATGGCTCCCTGGAACGGCAGGTCGAGCCCGAGGCGACGCCCGAAAAGCCTGCTGAAGCGGTCACGCCGAAGGCCGCCAAAACCGCCGTGAAGGAGGCTTGAAATGGCCATCAACTGGAAATCCAAGGTGCTGCTCTTCAAGATCGAGACAGCCTACGCCACCGATCCGACGCCCACGGGCACGCTCAACGCGATCCTCGCGACGCAGATCCGGCTCTCGCCGATGGAAGGGCAGGACAAGAGCCGCGAGCTCGAATTGCCCTACCACGGCGCCCAAGCGACGATCCCGACCGAGCTCCATATGAAGCTCGCGTTTCGCGTCGAGGCGAAAGGCTCTGGCACCAAAGGCACCGCACCGGTGTTCGGCCCGCTTCTGCGGGCCTGCGGCATGGCTGAGACGATCGTTGCCACGACTTCGGTGACCTACAACCCGATCTCGAACGGTCACGAGTCGGGCACGTTCTATCTCTGGATCGGGGCCACGCTCTACAAGATCAAGGGCGCGCGCGGCACGGCGACGCCGCATGTCGACAAGCAGGACATCCCCTATATCGAGTTCGAGTTCACCGGTCTCTTCACGGTGGCGACCGAAACGGTCCAAGCCTCGCCCGATCTCGCCGCGCAACTTGCGAACAAGCCGAAGGTGGCGACAAGCACGACCACGCCCACTTTCACGATCAACGGCGTGCCGCTGGTGCTGCGCTCCTTCGCCTGGCGGTTTGCGAACGCGGTCGAAACCCGTTTCCTGATCGGTGAGGAAAGCGTGCTGATCACCGATCGCGCCGATGCGATTGACGCAACCGTCGTGGCGGTGCCGGTGACGACGCTCAACCCCTATCAGCTGGCGATCGATCAGACGCCGGTGGCGCTCTCGCTCGTGCACGGCACCACCGCAGGCAAGATCATGACGATCTCGCTGCCGGCGCTGCAACTGCAGCGTCTCACCTCGCTCGAAAACCAGCAAAACATCCTCGAATGGCCCCTGAAGGGCCTCGCCCTGCCGATCTCGGGCAACGACCAGGGCACCATCGTTTTTACCTGACCTCACGGAGAGAGCATGTTCACACGCGTCAAATCCCCCGAATTCAATCACCCGGTGAAGGTCTCCGAGCCGGTCGATGGCGGGCATCGCAACAGCACCTTCACCGGCCGCTTTCGCGTTCTCACGATCGACGAGGCGAGCCGCTTCGATCTGATGACCGCCGCGGGCACCACATCCTACCTGCAGGCGATCTTCGTCGGTTGGGGCGAGGATTATGTCGACGAGGGAAAGACCCCGGTGCCTTATTCCGACGCCGAGCGCGACAGCCTGATCTCCACGCCCTACGTCCGCATGGCGCTGCTCGACACCTACAACGCCGCGATGATGGGCGCGAAACGGGGAAACTGATCGAGGCGGGGCGCCGGTGGGCACGCGGAGATCTCGATGGGCAGCCGCTCAATGAAGCTCTCGAAGATGCCGCGCGTTTCGGGATCGACCTGCCGGAAGACGCTCTGGCGCAACCGTCGTTCGAACTCTGGGAAGATCATGCCAGGCCGCTCGACGCGTTCCTCGCGGTCAGCGGTCAATGGCGGGTGGCGCCGATGGGCCTGGCTGGCGTCCGGTACCTTGGCCTCGATTACGGCGCGGTCGGGCACGGATTCGATCTCGCCGGCATCGCGCTGACCCCCTCTGAATGGGCCGATTTCCGCACGATCGAGGCGGGGGCGGCAGAGGAACTCAACCGGGAATAGGACATGTCTGCGGCACAGACCCAGCTCGAAATCATGCTCCGCGTCGTCGCCGAACAGGCACGGCGCGAACTCGCGGGCACAAAGGGCGATGTGCAGGGGCTGACCGGAGCCGCGCGCGATCTCGGGGCGCAATCGACGAAGAGCCGCGATGGTCTCGCGGTTCTTGCGGCGGGGGCTGCGGGCGCGGGGCAGAGCCTTGGTGCTGCGAGCATCGGCGCAACAGACGCCTCGAACGCGATGTCGAACATGGTCGCAGCGGCGGGGCGGAATGCAACGGCCATCGCCGGGCTGCAGAATGCCGTGAATGGCACCACCGCAAGCATCGCCGCCCAGGTGAATGAGATGCTGGCAGCGCAGCGCGAAGCCGCAGCCTGGCAATCCGAGCTCGATCAGTTGCGTGCCCGGTTCAACCCGCTGTTTGCGGCCTCGCAGCAATACGAAGCGCAACTGCGCGAGATTGCCGAGGCCGAGCATCTGGGCGCGCTCAGCACGGCCGAGGCGAATGCGGCACGGACCCGGGCGGCACAGATCCTCGCGCCTCTGCCCAGCCAGATTCAGGCCGTTGGTGTGTCCTCCTCGGCATCTGCGGCCCATGTGGCGAACCTCGGCTATCAGTTCAACGACATCGGGATGATGGTGGCCGCCGGGCAAAACCCGTTCATGCTGATGATGCAGCAAGGCACGCAGGTGACGCAGGTCTTCGGGCAGATGCGCGCCTCGGGGATGAACCTCGGCACCGCGCTGCGCACGACGCTGATGGGCATGGTGAGTCCGACGAATATCGCCACCATGGCTGTGATCGGGCTCGGCGCGGCGGCCGTGCAATGGTTCGTGGCGGCAGGTGAGAAGGCGAAAACCTTCGAGGAGACGCTCGCAGATCTGGAGAAATCGACGAATGCTGTCGAAAAGGCACTCAAAGAAGCAAGCCGGGGCACCTTTGACCTGCGAGCAAACTTCGGCGATGGCGCGCGCGCTGCACGCGAGCTGAACCTTGCAATTCTTGGGCTTGCCAAGATGGAAGCCGCTCAAGAGCTGAAGAAGTCGATGAAGTCGGTCTCGGAAGCGATCGAGGACATGCAGTCTTACCTCAATTTCGGGGTGGTCGATTCCCGCACGCTTGAAAAGCAGTTCAACCTGACGGCCCGCGGGGCGCAGGAAGTCAGCGCCGCGATCCAGCAATTCCAGTTCGCGAGCACCTTCGAAGACAAGGTCGAGGCCGCGAAAGCCATCGCCGAGGCGATGGAAAGCGCCGAGTACAACACCGAAGGCGCAAACGAAAAAGCAACCGACTTCGGCACTGCGATTGCCCGGGTCGCCTTGGGCGCAAAAGTCATCAAGGGCGAGAACGAGCAGATTGACGCCTTGATGAAAGAGATCGCGAAATCCGGCATCGACGCTCCGTTCAGGCAGGCCAACAAGCAAGCGATGCTGCTGGTCGGGACACTGGCAAGCGCGGTGGAGGCGCAGAACGCCTTGAACCGGGCGCAAGCGCTTGGCGGGCAGGCCAGCGGTCGCGGCGATGGCATGGCGGAATGGCGGCGGCGTCAGACAGACCAGATGGACATGGGCGGGCGCGAGCAGCTTTTCGGCGGGGATGCCGGCAAGTTGCTCGCGGACCTGCAACGCGAGGCGCAAATCAGTCAGGCGATCGTCCAGTACGGCAATGAAAGCCTGCAGGTGAAGCGCCTCAAGATTGCGGAAGAACGTGCTGATTTTGAAGCGCAACTCGACAACCTCAAGGTCTCGGAAAACCTCAAGCAGGTGCTGCTCGATCAATGGGACATCACCAAGGGGCTCAAGAGTGCGGATCCGTTCGGGTCAATCGCGACGGCTCGGGAAATGTTGCGAACGCAGACCGAGTCTCTGGGCAAACTCCAGCTTGAGCTGAGCCTGACAGGTCAGACTGAGGCCACGCGGCGCCGAATCCTCGCTCTCTACGATGCTGAAACCGAGATCCGCACCCGCGGTATCGATCCGACTGGCGCGGAGGCTGCCCTGATCCGCGGAAACGCCGCAGCGATCGAGGAGCTTGAGACACGCGTCAAACGCGTCCAGGACGCCTGGGACAAAGTGCGGGACGCTGGCGAAGGCGCGATCGACGGGGTTTTCGACGCCCTCAAGCAGGGGGATATCGGTGGCGCGTTCGAAAGCGTCGTCGATGAGATCGCCTCGATGTGGGAAGATCTGGCCCTCAAAAACCCGTTGAAAAACGCGATCCTCGGCACCGATTACGCGACGATGGCGGATGTGGGCGGTCTGCAGGGCATCTGGGGGCGGCTCACCGGGCAAACCGATGCGCTGACCGTGGCGGGCGTGAGCTCCAAATCGGTGGGCTCGATGTCGGTCACCGCCACGCAGGTGATCCTCAATGGCACACTGGCGGGAAGCGTTGGGGGCGTTCTGACGGGGGCTGCGGGCGCGGGAACGCTCTCCGGCGCGCCAGCGGTGCAGGAGCAGGTGTGGTCGTTCTTCGCCGCGAAGGGCCTCAAATCCCACCAGATCGCGGCGATCATGGGCAACGCGCAGGTCGAGAGCCGCTTCAATCCGCTCGATGTCGGTGACAACGGCACCGCTTTTGGCCTGTTCCAGTGGAACGATCGCAAAAACGCGCTGTTTGATTTCATCGGCGGCAAGCAGAACCTGGGCGATGTGAAAAAGCAGCTCGAATTCGCCTGGCATGAGATGATGACGTCGGAAGCCGCTTCGATGCAGCGGTTGATGAGCAGCACCAACGTCTATGACGCGACGAAAGCTTTCGTCGGGTTTGAGCGCCCGAGCGGCTATACCGCAGCCAATCCCACCGCCGCAATGCACTGGGATCAGCGCCTCGCATCCGCCGAAGCGGCTCTCGCCAAATTCGAAACGAGCACGCTCGGCGCCGGTCAGGGCGTGAGCACCTTCGCCAGCGGCGCCCAGCAGGTCGGGGCCGGACTGCAGAATTTCGGGGCCTCGATCGCCTCGACGATCCAGTCGATCGGCGCGCAACACGGCATTGGCGGCGCGATCGCCGGCACGCTGCTCACCGGGATCGGCGGGTTGATCGGGCTTCCCGGTTTCGCCGTCGGCGGTCCCACCGGGGGTACCGATCCGACGCGGGTCGCGGGGCTGGTGCACGAAGGGGAGTACGTCTTCGACGCTGCCGCGGTGAATCGGATCGGCGTGGGCAATCTGGAGACGATCCGCCAGGGCCGCATGCCGGGCTATGCCTCGGGCGGCTATGTCGCCGGGCCGCGTCCGGTGCCGAACACGGCCGCCCAATCCACCATGGCCGCCGCGATGCCCGCCCGCGAAACCCGGGCGGTGTTCGAGATGCACGTCTCCGGCACCGGGAACTCCGAGATCCGACAGGTGGCGGAGGTGGCGATGCGCGAGGCGCTCAACGCCTATGACCGCGACGTGCTCGCCTCTCGCGTGCGTCAGATCTCCAATGACCCCTATGCGACGTGAGCCATGGCCTACAGCTTCCCCCTTTCGACCGCCGACTTCATGGACATCTTGCCGATCGAGGCGATGACTTGCGATCTGCCTGAGGTTGTCGAGACCTCGATCACCGTGGGCGGAGATGTCTTGCAGGCCGATCTCGGGGCCTGGCTCTGGCAAGGCGAGATCAAGCTTGACATCATGCAGGATGACGAGGCCGAGCGGGTGATCGCGATGCTCGACGTGGTGCGCCGCGGGGGCTCGTTCTTTTGCTATTCCGCCAAGCGTCGTTTCCCACGCGCCGATCTGTCCGGAACGGGCCTCGGCGCAGCGACGCCGGTTCTGTCCGCGGTCTCGGCCGACATGTGCAAGGTCGAGCTCTCCGGTCTGCCGAGCGGATATCGGCTACGGTTCGGCGATATGCTGTCGTTTTCGTATGGGGTGGACCCGACGCGCTACGCCTTGCACCGTATCGCGGGGGATGTGAGCGCCAGCGCGGCGGGCAAGGCGGCTGGCCTTGTGATCAACCCACCGATCCGCAGTGGTTTCACCCTTGGCGCGGCCGTGTCGCTTGTCAAAGCGAGCTGCAAGGCGATCATCGTGCCGAACTCGCTCAGCCCGGGCACGCGCAAATCCACCATCACCAGCGGCATGTCGTTTCGCTGGATGCAGACGCTGCGGTGAGCGATGTATACCTTCGACGCCACCACCGCAGCCCACTTCGCCTCTCGCGGCCCGACCCGTGCCCATGTGCTGATCTGGGTCAGTGCGCGCAATCGCACGACGGGAGCGACCGAGACGATCGGCTTCTGGACCGGGGAGGATCACGCCCGCTTCGACATCGATGGAGAGGAGCGCATCTATTACGGCGCCGGCGCCACGCTCTCGATCGACCCGATCGTCCTGCAGACCGGGCTGTCCGTGCGCACGCAACGCGCCGCCCTCAGCCAGGTCTCGCCCGAGGTGCAGATGGCGATTCGCGGCTACGACTCGCGGCATGCGCCGATCGAGATCCATCGCGCGCTCTTCGATCCGGTCAGTGGCCTGCTGCTCGCCCCCCCACATCTCAAGCTGCGCGGCTATATCGACCGGCTGAACGTCAAAACCCCGGCTGAGGGCGGCGAGGGATCGATCGAGGTCTCCATCGCGACGGCCGCCAAGGCCCTGACCAAGGCGTTGAGCCGCAAGCGCTCCGACGAAAGCCTGAAGGCGCGTGCCGCTGGAGATCAGTTCCGCAAATACGCCTCGATCACGGACCCGGTCGACACGAAATGGGGCACCAAATGACGCCGCTGACCCGTGTTCCGGACTGGCAATCACGCCTGCGCCTCTATCTCAGAGCCGCGCGTCACCGGCCTTTGACGCCGGGCCAACACGATTGCTGCCTCTTCGCGGCCGGGGCTGTCGCGGCCCAGACCGGGGTCGATCTCGCAGCGGGCTGGCGCGGGCGCTACACCACGATCCGCGGCGGATATCGCGTCCTGCGCGCCGCGGGATATGCCGATCATGTGGCGCTGATTGCCGCCCATCTGCCCGAAACCAGTCCGAGCCGTTGCGCTGAAGGCGATATCGCGGTGCTGCCCGGAGAGGACGGGATCGCCACAGGCGTCATCCAGGGCGAGGCCGTCTATGTGCTTTGGGCGGGCGGTTCCCTGACGCTCGCGCCGATCGACGCCGTGTTGCGGGGCTTCAAGGTCGGGGGCGCCTGATGCCGCAGGTTGCCGGGTTCTTTGCGGGGTTTGTGGGGTTCAGTGCGCCTGCACTTGGATCGGCGGCATTTGGCGGCTGGGTCGCGGGTGCGGCGTTCGGGTCGACCGTGGTCGGGGGCCTGCTCTCGAAGCTGCTCACCACGGTTGCGATCACAGCCCTGCAGCAAGCGGTGGCGCGCAAACCCTCTCAGGGTGGCGGCATCACGATCTCGACGACCCTGCGCGGCGAGGCCAATCCCGAGACGATCATCCTCGGCCGCTACGCCACCGCCGGGCAGGCGATCTGCCCGCCTTACAGCCATGGCAAGAGCAACGCCTATCTCACCCATGTCATCGAACTCTGCTCGGCCCCCGGAGCCACGCTCGAACGCGTGATCGTCGGGGACGATTACGTCGAGATCGGCTCGACGCCTCATCCAGACGGCTACGGTTTCCCCGTGCTGGGCGATTACGAGGGGAACATCTGGATCAAATATTACGACGGCAGTCAGAGCGCGGCCGACCCGATGCTGGTCGCCAAATATGGCGATCATCCGGATCGCCCCTGGGGCACGGAGATGATCGGATCCGGCATCTGCTACGCGATCCTGACATTCCTGCGCGGCGGCCCGCATGATCTGCAACAGGTGCCCAAATACCGCTTCGAGATGGGGGGCATCCCCCTTTACGACCCCCGCAAGGACAGCACGGCGGGCGGCGACGGGCCACAGCGCTGGGGGGATCCTGCCACCTGGGAGCAGACCGAAAACGCCATTGTCATCGCCTGGAACATCTTCCGCGGGATCGAATTGCCGGGCGGCGACATCTGGGGCGGCAGCATCGATCTGGCGGGGCTGCCGCGGGCGAACTGGGTCGCGATGATGAACCGCGCCAGCGTGGAAATCGATCTGGCTGACGGCACGCGCGAGCCACGCTACCGCGCCGGGATCGAGGCCGCGCTCACGAGCCAGCCCGCGGCCATTGTGGACGAGATCCTGAAAGCGGCCAGCGCCCAGGTGGCCGATATGGGGGGATACTGGCGGATCCTGTGCGGTGAGTCGGCATTGCCCGTCTTCGCCTTCAGCGATGACGACATCCTGCGCACCAAGGAACAGGAGCTCGACCCGTTCCCGACGATCGACGACACTTACAACGCCGTTTCCGCGCAATATCCCGATCCGGAAAGCCTTTGGGAAACCAAGGATGCGCCCTTGCGCACCAATGCCGACTGGGAAGTGGCCGATGCGTTCGGCCGCCGTACAGCCGAGCTGCAACTGCCGGCATGCCCCTATCCCCTGCAAGTCCAGCGCCTGCAACGGGAGAATGCAGAGGATCAACGGCGGATGATCCGCCACATCTTCAGCCTGACGCCCGCGGCTGCGGGGGTCGAACTGCTGGATACCGTCGATTATGGCTCGGCACGCAACGGCTATGACGGCAAGGAGTTCGGGGTCTATGCGATCACCGAAGATCTCCGCACCTGCATCCGCAAGGTCTCGCTGCGCGAGCGCGACCCGTCAGATTATGCCTGGGTGCCCGGCTATGAACTCCCAACGCCGCCGCGCATCCCCTCGACACCGCCCGCGCCAGAAATGGTCGATGGCTTCGAGGTCGATGCCATCACGCTTGGCGATGCTGATGGGCGCCCCCGGCGCCCGGCGATCCGTCTGAGCTGGGCGTCTGACATCCTGGCCAATGGCATCCGCTGGGAGGCGCGCCTCCAAGGCGCGACGGAGGTCGCGTTGCGGGGCTCGACGCAGGATGTCAGCGCTGGCACCTATGTGATCGACGGCGTGCTGCCCGCGACAGATTATGAAGTGCGCGCGCGCCTGATCACCGGCTGGCCCACCGAATGGAGTGGATGGATCGCCGTAACCACCGACGATGTGAGAGTTGGGGCGATCGACCTTGCCGACGAAGTGCAGGCGGCCATCGATGCGGCGCAGGCGCGGGCAGATGAGGCTGCCGCGGCGGCCGACGAGGTGCAGGGCAATCTGGACGCGGCCGTGGCGCCGCTGCGGGTCGATATCGACGCGGCGCAGGCCGAGCTGGAGGCGATGCGCCCCGATCACCGCGCTGTGGCCGCGCGGGTCGATGCGCTCTCGGGCGCGCTCACCTCGGCGCTCCTCGCGGTCTCGGTCGCGCAGAGCCGCATGGCGGATGCCGGGATCTATCTCGATCCCGCCACCGGCACGGCGCGGATCGAGGCGGTCGGGCGGATCGATGAGGCGCTCTCGGCGGTGAGCCTGAGCCTTGATGCGCTGGCCGGGCAGATCGCGCTCAGGGCAACTTATGCCGATGTGAGCTCCGCGGTCTCCGAGGCGCTGCTCGATCCGACGCAGATCCCGGTGATTGACGATCTGACGGCGACGATCGCCGATGTGCAGCTGACGCTCGACAGCCTCGCGGCGAGGGTGGCGCTTTCGGCCACTCAGGTCGAGCTCGACGGGATCGCCGCCACGCTGAGCACGGTGACGAGCACACTCGATGGAGCGCTCGCCACGCTGGAAACCGTGGTGACGCGATCGGAATTTGATGACGCAGAGAGCCGCCTGACCACGGTGGAAGAAAACCTGAGCGCCTTTGACGGGGCGCGTTACAGCCTGACGCTCACCGATGCCGCGGTGCAGGGGCGCAGGCTGGACGATGCCGCGCGGGCCTCG